CAGAGAAGAACTTTTGAAGCATCACGCAGAACTTTGTAACGAAGCAATTGAAATCATGAAAAAGAAAAATCATGATTATGCTGGTGATTCGGGCAAGACCCCATTCGCGAATTTCGAGCGAACAGAAGCGATGGGTGTGTGTAGCACTGAACAGGGTTTCCTGGTGCGAATCGTGGACAAGGTTTCTCGCTTGAGCACCTTCGCGACGGCGGGTAAACTACTCGTTGACAACGAGGGATATCGTGACGCCCTCTTGGACATCATCAACTATTGCGTCCTCTTCAGTGGATATGTGAAAAGTAAGAACTCGGAATGAACTTTTATACGAACGTAGAAATCAGTGGAAACTACATCCTCTACCGAGGTGTTGAAAACGGAAAGAGAGTGAAGCGCAAGGAGAAGTTTGCTCCTCGTCTCTTCACTCCATCCAAGAAACCCTCTTCATTCAAGACATTGGACGGGAGGTTCTTGGAAGAAATTCCATTCAACGAAATCACAGAGTGTAGGGATTTCGTTGACGAGTATGCGTCGGTGTCCAACTTTGAAGTGTTCGGCATCACCGACTTCGTGTTTCAATTCATCGGAGAGAGATTTCCGAATGAGGTTGACTACGACCAGCGATTGATTGATGTCGCATACTTGGACATTGAGACCACTTGTGAGAACGGGTTCCCCAACACTCACAACCCAACGGAGACGGTGAACGCCATCACCGTCTACTTCCGTGGTGATTTCCACGTTTTCGTTCACGAAGATTTTCGTTCCAAGGAAAGCAACGTCATTCCGTATGTGTGCGAGAGTGAACAGGACATGTTTGAGAAGTTCCTGAAGTTTTGGAATGAAGCGTCTCCCTCTGTTCTTACTGGATGGAACATCAAGTTCTTTGACATTCCGTATCTCTACAACCGAATCTCTCGGGTCATGGGAGAGGACGATGCGAAGAGGCTCTCTCCTTGGGGCAAGGTTCGCGAGAGAATCGTTCATCGCATGAACAAGAAGGAAATCACCTATCGGTTGGTTGGTATCTCCTGTATTGACTACCTTGAACTGTATCGCACTTTCACTTATGTGAATCGCGAATCCTACAGTTTGGACCACATCTCCTTCGTTGAACTCGGTGAGAAGAAACACTCCTATGCCGAGTATGAGAGCATGTCCGAGTTCTACAAGAAGAACTTTCAGAAGTTCATTGAATACAACATTCAAGACGTTCGTCTCGTTCAAAAGTTGGAGGAGAAGATGCGACTTCTTGAATTGTGTTTTGCGTTGTCGTATTCGTCCAAGGTGAACCACGAAGACATCTTCTCGCAAGTCCGAACATGGGACGCAATCATCTATCACCATCTCATGAGCAAGGGAATCGTGGTTCCCAACAAGAAGAACCGAACGAACGATGACGATGAACAATACGCTGGTGCCTATGTGAAAGACCCCATCGTCGGTGAACACGATTGGGTTGTTTCGTTTGACTTGTCTTCACTGTATCCCAGCCTCATCATTCACTACAACATCTCTCCCGAGAAGATGGTTCACGGTCCTTCACTTTCCGTGGATGGTGTTCTTGAAGAGCACGAGCGCGAGATGGAAATCATTCAAGATGCGAAGAATTCGGGTCTCTCCATCGCGGCGACTGGTGTGAAATTCCGCAAGGATTCGCAGGGGTTTCTCGGTGAACTCATGGCGAAGTTGTATGAGGAAAGAAAGTTCTACAAGAAGAAGATGATTGAGGCGAAAACGCTTCTTGAGAAGACGAAAGACCCGAAGTATGAGAACGAGGTTTCCAAGTATCACAACTTCCAGTTGGTCCGCAAGGTATGTTTGAATTCCTGCTATGGTTCCATCGGAAACAAGTGGTTTCGGTTCTACTCGCGAGAACTCGCAGAGTCCATCACTCTGTCTGGTCAGTTGAGTATTCGATGGATCATGAATTGTCTCAACGAATTCCTCAACAAGCAGATCAAGACCGAAGGGTATGATTACGTTGTCGCAAGTGACACCGACTCCGTGTATCTTCGTCTCGGCAATCTTGTGCGAAAGGTTCTACCCAACGAAACCGACAAGAACAAGATAATTGACTTCCTCAACAAGAGTTGCGAGAAGGTGATTCAGCCTTTCATTGACAAGAAGTTTGAAGAACTCACGAAGAAGATGAACGCATACGAGAATCGCATGGTGATGGAACGAGAGGTCATCGCGGATCGCGGCATTTGGACTGCGAAGAAGCGATACATGCTCAACGTGTGGGACAGCGAAGGTGTGCGATACTCGGAACCGAAGATGAAGATCATGGGAATCGAAACCACTCGGTCTTCTACTCCGATGATTGTCCGAGAAAAACTCAAGAAGGCAATCGGAATCATTCTTCGCGAAGACAACGACACGTTGGTTGAATTCATCGAGGGTTTCCGCAAGGAGTTTCGTCAACTCCCCGTGGAGGAAGTTGCCTTCCCGAGGTCTTGCAATGGCCTCGACAAGTATGATGGTGGGAAGGACACCTATGCGAAAGGAACTCCGATCGCGGTCAAGGGTTCTCTCATCTACAACGAACTTCTTGAGAAGAAGAAGTTGAAGAGAAAGTATCGTTCCATCATGGAGGGAGACAAAATCAAGTTTCTCTATCTGAAGGAACCGAACCCACTTCGCGAGAAGGTCATATCCTTCCCATCTTCCCTGCCTTCAGAACTCGGGCTAAATTCTTATGTGGATTATGATCTTCAGTTTGAGAAATCCTTCATCGACCCACTAAATAGTATCGTTGAGAAGATCGGTTGGCGCATGGATCGTGAACAGACATTGGAGAGTCTTTTTGTATGAATGAGCGAATTGAGATGGTTGTTCTTCGCAACCTGATGACTAACGAAGAGTATGTGAGGCGTGTTCTCCCCTTTCTCAAAGAAGAGTATTTTGCGGAAAACTCCGACAAGATACTGTTTCGGGAAATCAACGAGTTCATCACCAAATACAACAGCAGACCGACGCCGGAGGCGATTCGGTTGGAGGTTGGTCAACTTGAAAAGGTGAGTGAAACCGATGTCAAGAGAATCTCATCCAACCTAGACATCATAGAGAAGAACACCGACATAGACAACAACATAGATTGGTTGATTGACCAATCGGAGAAGTTCTGTAAGGACAAGGCGATATTCAACGCCATCATGGAGTCCATTCACATCATTGACGGGAAGACCGAACAGACGGTCAACTCACTTCCCGACATTCTCTCAAAGGCTTTGTCGGTGTCCTTCGACACGAACATCGGTCACGACTTCATCGAGAACAAGGACGATCGTTACGAATTCTATCATCGCATCGAGGAGAAGGTTCCGTTTGACTTGGAGTATCTGAACAAGATTACGAACGGCGGAGTACCGAACAAGACACTCAACGTGATTCTCGCATCCACTGGTGTTGGAAAGTCTTTGTTCCTGTGTCACCACACGACGAACTGTCTTCTTCAAAACAAGAACGTCCTCTACATCACTTGCGAAATGTCGGAAGAGAGAATAGCGGAACGCATCGACGCGAATCTTCTCAACACTCCCATTCAAGACCTCAAGAAGTTGTCCAAGGAAATGTATGACAAGAAATTGGAGCGTGCGCTCATGAATGTCAAGGGGAGGCTCATCATCAAGGAGTATCCCACCGCGACTGCGAATGTCACACACTTCCGAAATCTCATCAACGAACTTCGCCTCAAGAAAAACTTCTCTCCCGATGTTCTCATGGTTGACTACTTGAACATCTGTGCGTCGGCAAGATTCAAAGGCAACAACAGTGCGAACTCCTATACTTATGTGAAATCCATCGCAGAGGAACTTCGTGGTCTTGCTGTTGAACTGAACATTCCCATCTTCACTGCGACTCAGGCGAACCGTGGAGGATACAACAACTCTGACATTGATTTGTCGAACACTTCCGAAAGTTATGGTCTTCCGTCCACCGCAGATTTACTTTTCGCTCTCATCGCGACGGAAGAACTGGAAGAACTAAGTCAAATCTTGGTCAAACAATTGAAGAATCGCTACAATGACCCATCAACCAACAGAAAATTCGTCTTGGGTATTGACAGGTCCAAGATGAAACTGTATGATGTGGAGGAACACGCACAATCGTCCATCGTGGACTCAGGTCAATTGGGAACCGAGATACGAGACAACAAAGAAAAGTTCGCAGAGAAATTCGCAAGAGCCCGATCGTTTGATGATTGGGATATATAACTTATAAAGTCCCCGTAGCTCAGCTGGATAGAGCAACCGCCTTCTAAGCGGTAGGTCGCAGGTTCGAATCCTGCTGGGGACGCTTTCATGAATAAAGGAGAACATACATGATTAGACCGACTAACAACAGAATCCTCATTCAACTCACTCCCGAGGATTACAAGGCATTCACCACCGAACCAAACATCAATCTCTTCAAGGGAACTGTTCATTCGGTCAGTGAGGGATCTTATGGCGACAATCCGATTCCGATTGTTGGTGATGACGGCACCCATAAATTTTCTTGGGTTAGGAAACCAAACGAATCTGGAATCAGAGTTGGTGATATCGTCATGTTCATGAGAGATGGACTTGGTGTTCCCGCTGTCATTCAGGGTGACAATCCAGCCAAGGAAACCCTCGACGGTTCCACAGATGGTCTCACTCATCTTGTTCTCATCGAAGAGCCTCACATCTTCGCTGTGGTTTACACAAGCACGCAGGAGTAAGGGCGGATGATCAAAACTCAACCGAGTTTAAGAAAGAGAAAAGTTCTTCTTCTCAATGCGAGTGAAGAAGTTATCTCTTT